GGAGGAATTTTTACTCCATTAATATTATCAATTTTATCTTCTAGATTATATTTTTCTAAAAATTTATTAATTCTTATTAAAGTTTTATCTTTATAAAATGAAAGAGCATTGTTTTTATAATTAGAATCTTCACTCTCAATCCAAAGATTATCAACAGACCAGTTTAATAATTTTCTAAATTTAATAATATCTAATACTTCGGAAAATAAATTTCCTTGAACATATTCATAAGAATAAAAATTTTCAGTTGATTTAATTATTGGTGGAACAACACCAAACAATTTAGAAGATCTTAAAACTCTATCTGAACATACTTTTTTATTATGGAAAAATTTAATTACTAAATTATCTAATAAAAATATATTTTCATCTTCTTTGTCCAAAACATTAATAGATGGTAAGTGATTTTCTCTCGCAATTTTTAGAGAATCAATATTTCCAATATCATACCATTCACCTACTTTAATTAAAGAAAAATCAGACATTTTTCTAATAATATCACAATCACTTAAATCTTGACTGTTTGTTTTTTGTAATGTTAATTTACAAACATCCCAAAAAATTTCATGTTGAAGTATTCCAGATACTCCAACATAAACATAATCAAAATTTTGTTCTCCTTTTTCATTTATTGATATGATCTTACCATTAATAGAATTAATAGTTCTATAAGATTGACTATTAATTCCTATTCCACCAACAGACCAATTAGTTGAAAAATCAATTTTTGATATGTAATCTTTCGGTAATAAAGTATCACATGCATGAAAAATAAATGGGCAGTTCAAATATTCTTCACATAAAGATATAGAATAAAGTAAACTACTACCTTCTCCCATATAAGTATCAACTTCAACAAAATCTATTTTAGTGTTTGGATGTGCTAAAGATAGATATTGTTTAACATGAGATCCATAGTATCCCAAGGTTATAACAAACTCAGTGCCTGAAGGATATAAATTTATAATATGAGAAATAGAAGGAATATCCCCAATTCTAACTAAACTTTTATTTGTGTATTTTGTAATATTGCCAAGTCTAGACCCTAACCCACTCGTTGGTATTAAAACTTTAAATTCTTCCATAATTATCCTCCAATCTTACAATATCGTCTTCTCCAAAATATTCACCCATTTGAATCTCAATAAAAATTAATTCCTCAGAACCACTGTTAGTTATTTGATGTTTTGTTTCTTTGGGTATAAAAAGAATATCACCAGACTTATAATCATAAAATAAATCATTTATTTTAACTTTAGCAGTGCCTTTAACTAACACCCAAACTTCACTTCTTTTAAAGTGATACTGGTAACTTGGTGATTCTCCTGGATTGATAATTATTTTTTTTACTTTGGTATAATCTTCTTCTAAAATATTAGTGTAAGATCCCCATGGTTTTTTTACTAATTCATACATTTTCTTTATACCAATCATAAGTTTTTTCAATACCTTCACGGAGATCTACTTTAGGTTCCCAACCAAGTGCTTTAATTTTATCTACATTTAAAACTTTTCTAGGAGTTCCATTTGGTTTTGTTCTATCCCATCTAATATTTCCCATAAATCCAACAACACCAGTAACTTTTAGAACAAGTTCTTTGATTGTAATATCCTCACCTGTTCCAACATTAAGGTGTTCTGATTCATCATATTTCTGCATACAAATATAACATGCTTCTGCAAGATCATCAACATGCAAAAATTCTCTTCTTGGAGTTCCATCTCCCCAGATAGTAATACTTTCTCCAGGAACAGCATCATGAAACTTCCTAATCATTGCAGGAAGAACATGAGAACTTTCTAGATTAAAGTTATCATTAGGACCATACAGATTTGTAGGCATTAATGAAATAGCATTGAATCCATATTGTTCTCTGTATGCCTGACACATTTTAATACCAGCAATTTTAGCAATAGCATATGCATCATTAGTAGGTTCCAGAGCACCAGTCATCAACTGATCTTCTGTAATTGGTTGTGTTGCCATCTTAGGATAGATGCAAGATGAACCAAGAAACAAAAGTTTTTTCGCACCATAGTTGTATGAAGAGTTGATGATATTAGATTGAATCATCAGGTTATCATAAAGAAACTCTGCTTTGCGAGTTTTATTTGCCATGATTCCACCAACTTTAGCAGCAGCAAGAAAAACATATTCTGGTTGATGATATGAAAAATATTTTTCTACATCTTCCTGATTTGTAAAGTCAACATCATCACGAGTTCCTTTAATGATGTTGGTATAACCTTTACTCTCAAGGTTTCTCACGATTGCCGAACCAACCATCCCGTTAGCACCAGCAACTAATACTCTAGAATCACTGTCCATAAATGCACATATCCTCAACTAATTGATTAAATGAAATCTTAGGTTCCCAACCTAATTTTTCTTTTGCCTTAATGGCATCACCTAATAAGGTCTCTACTTCAGCAGGTCGAAAATATTTAGGACTCACCTTTACAACCTCTCTTTTGGTATGTTTATCAATACCAACCTCATCAATACCATCACCTTCCCAAACGATATTCATACCAAAGTAAGGTGCTGCTGCCTCAACGAACTCACGAACCGAATACTGCTCTCCTGTGGCGATCACATAATCATCTGGTTCATCCTGCTGAAGCATCAACCACATCGCTTCTACAAAGTCCTTAGCGTGTCCCCAATCACGTTTTGCGTTCAGATTCCCGAGATATAGTATACCTTGTTGCCCAGTTGAAATGCGTGATAATCCTTGAGTGATTTTTCTTGTGACAAAAGTTTCTCCTCTTCTAGAGGATTCGTGATTGAAAAGAATTCCAGAAGATGCATGTAATCCGTAAGACTCTCTGTAGTTTTTGACGATCCAGTATCCATAAACTTTTGCGACTCCATAAGGTGAACGTGGATAAAAAGGTGTGGTTTCTTTTTGTGGAATTTCTTGAACCTTACCAAACATCTCTGATGTAGATGCCTGATAGATTCTCGTTTTCTTTTCCATTCCCAGAAGACGAACTGCTTCAAGGATACGAAGTGTTCCAAGACCATCAACCATACCAGTATATTCTGGCATCTCAAAAGACACTTTTACATGACTTTGGGCACCAAGATTATATATTTCATCTGGTTGAACTTGTTGAATAACTCTTACAAGGTTCGTAGAATCTGTTAGATCTCCATAATGAAGTTTGATTTCATTATAGATGTGATCAATACGATCGGTATTGATCAAGGAAGAACGACGAACAATACCGTGAACTTCATATCCTTTCTCTAAAAGAAGTTCTGCAAGATAAGATCCGTCTTGTCCTGTAATTCCAGTTATTAATGCTACTTTCATAAAGCAAAATACTTTTTATCATTATACTAAAAAAGGTGGGTTTGTGCAACCCACCTTCGGTAATTTAGGCTCGCCACCAATTCTTTGACTGGGAATTGGAAACCAGGCGGAGAAAGAATTCCCCATCCGCACCACTTGCCTTTTTAAGGAATGGCAAGAAACCTATTTATTTTCAGAAACAAAGTCATTAATGACTTGTGCTTGCTGAAGAACTTGCTTTAGAGTTGGAAATTCTGGAAGATCCATCTTTACACTATTCATAGAATTTTCATTCCATGCTCTTGCAAAATCATATTCAACACAAAAATTATCATTAAGCATGTTATATGCTTGCTTAAAGATTTCAAAGCGAAGTTCGTAAGGTGTTTTGGACATAATTAATCTCCATATGTGTGTTTGTGTGCGTCAATAGGGTCAGATTGACTCCACCACTTGATTTTACGAAATCAAGAAAAGTTGGGTTAACTTTGATATCTCGGTAATACCAAAGAAAACGCATAAAAATAAAACATCCCAAAGTTTAAGTTTGATAGCAAAAGGTATTGTGAGGAGACCTCCAATAACTTTTATTGACAAACCGTATCTAAAATCACCCCATAACATAATTTGATATCCTATTATGAGGAAAAGATTTCCAAGATATCTTAGAACACTTGTTTTAGACATTCATCGTCAAGCAACCTCAATCGTTTCAAGATCACTTGCGATATACTCCATGAGCATTTCGTAGTCGTCAAGAGGGTCACCAGAAAATACGACGCCTTCATTTTCGTAGAAGCGACGAACCTTTTTATAAAGTTTCGGATTCTTTACATCAAGGTAGATTTCCCCGTTAGCAGCAAGACGAAGAGTGCTAACATCTTTCTTGAATTTTTGGATCAGAGACATTGTTTTGTTTTGTTTACAGAAGAATTTTAGCACAAACTTATGAGATTGTCAAGAAATATTCCATAAGTAAAATTTATTGATTATATTAAAATATTAAATGAAATTGTAACCCTTCTTGTTTTAGAGGGACGAACATAATGAAGTAAATTTGAAGGAAATAATAAAATGTCTCCTTCTTTTACATAATCAGTTTCATGTGTTTGAAAACAAAGATCATTTTTAGTTATAAAAACTGTAGTATTCTTTTCATTTAAATTTAATATGTAAAGACCAGATATTTTTTCTGGTCCATGATTATGAACATCAGCATAATCATTTTTATGATATATATTCCACCATATATTTTCTAAAGAACATTCTGAATTAACCTTTAAATTAATTTGTTTTACCAAATTATCAAAAGGTTTAAAGACTACATTTTCATAAAAAAAATCGTCATAAAAATCAGGTGAAGTGTTATGATAACTAGTTATCATTTTGGTTTCGGAAGTTTTACTCCAAAGATAATCTTCTTTATTTTTATTATGATTGTATTCTTCAATTATTCTTGGCAATAATTGATTTTTTATTTGATTATGATTTTCAACTTTTTGAGAAAAAATAAAAGGAGAATCAAAAAAATATAGCATTTTTAAAAACTTATCAATCGGGGTGGAGAGGATCGAACTCCCGTCTTCTTGCTCCCAAAGCAAGCCGTCTACCGCTGACTTACACCCCGTTATTTTTACATCCTTAATTATAATACTTTATATCCTTTCTGTCAATGGAGTACAGTAACAATTATAATATTATCAAGCAACTGCCACAGTAAGAGTACCCCCTTTTGAGTATATTGGAGCATATAATTCACTATAATTATAAATTAAACTATATTTTCCGCTGTTTAAATTATAAGTTGCCCCACTATCTCCGTTAGTAGTCATTTGTGTCCATGTCATATTATTATTCATAATATTTTGATAAAACTTTTGATTCCAAATATCCATACTCAATCCAGTAGATGAATGCTGCCCTGCTGGACTTGTAGATCTCCAAGTAACATATTGAACACCACTTCCATCATATCCATTTACTGATGAGACTGTAAACAAATTGGGTAAACTAGGTGTTGTAGCACTAATGGAGAATCCAGTTATGGTATTAATTGCTGTTCCAGAATCAGCAGTAAACTCAACTTCCCAAGCATTACCTTCAGTAGGATTTGCAAGTGTTAATGTTATTGTTGCCATATTAGTTTATTCTTTATTATTATGTATATACGATATCCCCATAATAGGAACTACAATTATACCAAATCCACAAAGTCCTAACCATATTGGACTATCCGCAAGTGTTTCTACAATGTGAAAAATCATCTTCCTCTCCAATTTTTATATTCATAATAAAAGTATTGATCAACTTCATCAAGACCTGTTAGAGGGGCATTAACCACCCACTCAGACCATTCTAAGCAAAACTGCCTGATATGCACATCACTAGAAGCAGACTTTACACCATACATTCTAGAAAAAGAAGATAGTGCAAACCAATATCTCTGCTTAATGTGCGGTTCCATTTCCCTTATATTCTTTGGAGTCATAGTATCCTCCTCGTGTTCCGAAATAGAGTGTAGTCAATACAAAAGGAATAGAAATAAAAATAAGTACTTTACCTAACATGGTGTCCACCAAACATATAACGCATTCCATTCAAGATTTTTGCACCGAACGATCCGAGATTGCGTGAGTTAAATCTTTCAAATAAGGCAGTAGTAATGACAGGAGCGGGAACCCCCAACTCCACAGCGGCAGAAACAGTCCAACGACCCTCACCGCTGTCGGATACACCTCCAGAGAACTGTTTAAGGCTACCATCCCTGCGTAACACATCAGCAGTAAGATCAAGTAACCAACTACCAACAACGCTACCACGACGCCATAACTCAGACACCTCAGCAACATCAATGTCATAGCAATAACTTTCTGGGTCTGCCATTGGAGCAACCTCAGCATTTCCTTCTTTAACATACAGAGAACCTGCGTTAGCGTTCTTTAAAATATTAAAACCTTCGGCATATGCTTGCATAATACCGTACTCAATTCCATTGTGGACCATCTTTACAAAATGCCCTGCACCAGGACCACCACAATGTAACCAACCGAACTCGGCAGAGGTTACATCCGAGTCAAACTGAGTCCTCGGGGCAGCGGTGATTCCTGGAGAGAGGGCATCAAAAATCTTTGAACAAGTGGCGACCGCAGTATTTCCGCCACCAACCATAAGACAGTATCCACGATCCAAACCATAAACACCACCGCTAGTACCACAATCAATATATTGGATACCAAGTTTTGACAACCGCTCTGCTCTTTTCCGACTGTCTTTAAAATTGCTATTGCCATGATCAATAATAATATCTCCTTCACCACAATATCGTAGTAACTCATTGATTGTCTCCTCTACTGTTTCGGCAGGAACAACCATTTGAAAAATTCCTGGTTGTTGTCCACCCCTATTGTTTTGTTTAACTACTTGAACAAGGCTTTGTATAGAAGTTGTAATGCCATTAACATACCCTTTTTCGTATGTATCATTTGCTTTTTCATAATTCCTACGATAACCCCAAACTTCAATTCCTGCTTTCATCATACGACGGGACATTCCCTCACCCATTCTTCCAAGACCAATTAATCCTACTCTCATAAAACCTCTGGATAAGCGTGTGTAAGACCCCAGTAAATAAAGGATCCAATAGAACTAAAAAGTAAAATTGCAGATATAATAGTTTTAATCATTTTCTTCGTCCTCATAAGTTGAAGGTTCTTCAAAGAGTTCTTCCATTTTTTTCTGTAACACTCTTTGATATAATTGTTCTAGATCTTCCTCGGTAATCATTTGTCCTTTAATAATTCTTCTATCCTTTTTCTCATACTATTACTATCTTGCTTCATATAATCTCGTAGAGAATATCCACGTTGATTTCTCATTATACATGTTCCCTGATAGAACATGGTGGCAACAAATACCAACAATAGGATGATACCTATTATTTCAGGGTAATATTTAGCCATGGCAGAACTGGTGGAATAACTCCAATAAGTCTTAAAAGTCCCTCAGCAAATAAAGCAAGAACCACCCAACCAACGCACATGCTAATGATAGAAGCATTACGGTTGTGTCGTCGTATTGCTGCATCAATCATCTCCTGAACTTCCGAACGAGTTACATAATCATCGTCAAAAGGTTCCATCATTTCTCATCTCCAAGAAATTTTGCAAGAGGATCTCTTTTGGTTTTAACAATTTCAACTGCTCTTTTATAGAACATATTATCAGTGTTACCAGAGGCTTCAAAAGTTGCCTTGATCTTCACCCAATTATCATAGGTGTGCTGATCCATAGATTGTTAGTTGAATACTACTAATTATACTAGTGAGTATTTTCAACCTGTCAAGTTTGTGTTGATACAAAAATATAGATTAAGAAAATCTAAAATTTTGTAATATTTGTAACGGAAGCGACTGGATTCGAACCAGTGGAGGTCTTACCCTCATTTGTTTTCAAGACAAACGCAATAAACCGGACTCTGCCACGCTTCCAATAAAAGCCCTTAACGGACTTCAAAATCTAAACGCCTTACTTTACGTTGACGACGCGACTCTTGCCACATAATGTCTTCGTTTGTAAGAACTCCAGACTTTGCTTTATTATGATAAGAGTTTAACATAACTATCTGTGATAAGTCAACTGCAGAGATCTTGTCTCCACGAATAGTTGCCATATTCGGACAACCACAAGTCACTGTTTTATTTTGATGCCCTTCTAATTCCTTTCCACAGGAACGACATCTTATTCTGATGTTTTCCATTTGTATAACCAGTTATACTTTTTCAATATTTTTATTATTTATAAGTGCCCGATATAGGTTCCGCCCCTACCGATGCCTGCTTGTAAGGCAGGTCCCTTCACTAGCTGGGTCATCGGGCAAGTGTGTTAAAAAAGTTATTACTGATTCATAAGATATTCTACTGTATTTGCTACATCATTCATAGCATCACGAAGATTTTCTCTTTGACCTGATTCTTGTTTAATGATCGGGCGATGATCATCAATTAAAGTCCAACGCCACTGATTCATATCCTTACAAAACCACAGATTAATTTTCATTCTTCGTATATTCTAATTTGATCCAGTTAATAAGAGCATTAATTTCCATTATTTTCTCTTCACTAAAATCAAACTTTTTATTGAAAAGATAAAAATCAAGTGCTTCAATAGCAACTTCTCTATCACGTTGGGAAATAAGAGACATAAAACTCCTAACTCGTAAAGTATAATACACTAAAAAGGGGGTTTTGTCAACCCCCCCTATATCAATCAAAATGAATACTTTACTCCAAGTTTAAAATTAGAAGTCAGGTTCTCAACCTCACCACCAGTTAGTGCCCAGTATTCACCATAAACATTAAGTTTTTCAGTGACATCTACTCCACCACCAATCTTACCAGATAGTTGAACGGTAGTGTCACCAGCATCTGGAGTAACCAATGCAGGTCCAATCTGACCATAATATGAGAAGTTCCCAGAAGATCCCTCATATCCTGCGTGTGTTTCAGTAATAGTTCCAGCATAACTGGATCCTGAAAGAGCAGCATTTGCCTCAACATTTACAAAAGGTCCCGCAAAAGCAGGACCAGCAATTATAGAAGCAAAAGCAAAAATGATTGGATATTTCATATCGGTATGTGATAATTTATTTTATGTATATCAGTTACCAATACGACCAACAGCAAGACGTGCTTTGTTCAGAACACTTCCAGAGAGAGGAACATATCCAAGATCATCAGCAATAGATTGTGCCTTAGTGCTCAGAGCATAATTAATAGCGGCACGAATATCATCTGTTTTTGCACCATTACCTTTCTTATAAGCAAGAATCCAAGTCAAAGTAGAAATGGGATATGCATTTACACCAGCAGGATTGGGGTTCTCACCAGCAAGGTTTGCATCCAGAGTAATACCATTCAGAGCAGCAGAACCAGTTGCAGCAGAAGGTCCAACGAACTTACCTGCCTTGTTTTGAATAACTGCTGCTTGAAGTTTATTAGCACGAACAAATCCAGTATTCACATAACCAATCGCACCAGCAGTGTTCTTGATGGTTCCAGCAACACCTTCATTACCTTTTGAACCAACACCAGTAGGCCAGTTAATTGACTTACCAACACCAGCAGTCCAACCACCAAATGCATCCAGAGAGTTAGTGAATGCAAAGGTAGTTCCAGAACCATCAGAACGATGAACCACAGTCATAGGACCAGCAGCACATCCAACTTGGTTCCAGTTCTTGATGCGACCAGCAAAAATATCAACAGTCTGTTTCTGGGTCAGTTTCAGTTTACATCCAGTCTTGTTATAAGCAACAGCAATCGTTCCACCCACCATAGGGATTTGAACGACACCACGCTTTACTTGCTTTGCTTCTGATGCTTTGATGGGTTCATCGCTTGCTGCAAAATCAACCGTTCCCGCAATGAATTGACGAACACCAGCACCAGAACCAACGGACTGATAATTAACCCTACTCCCAGAAGTTCGTGCATAATCTTGGAACCAGCGTTGATAAATTGGTGCGGGGAAGGTGGCACCAGCACCATTCAAAGTAGATCCAGCAAGAGCGGCAACAGGAGCAGCAACCAGACCAATAGCAATAAAATTTTTGAGTTTCATAAAAGAGTTTTAGAAGTGATTTGACTTCGTAAGTAATAATACTAGAAGACTTTATTAAAGTCCACTAAGATTTGGTTAAGGTTTCCATTACCTAACAAAAAAACCACCCAAGAATTGGGTGGTTCCACTCAACTTATGAATAGTTTATCAGAACTTGAAGGTGGTTTGGATTACACCACCCCAGTTAGAGGAGTTACCAGCAAGACGTTGGTTGTCACTACCGTAGATGATAGCAGGAGTGACGCTGATGTTATCAGACACTTGATACTTGTAGAAAACTTCAAGCATCGTTGCCTTCTC